AGGCTGGAGAGCCGCTCTTGTAGTTCGGTCTTGGTGGTGCCGGGGGCGAGTTCGGGCGGTTCTTGTGCTACGATTCCTCGAAAATAAGAGGGGAATATATGGGGCACTGGTGGACGGAGTGGTACAACGGGATTTGCTGGGGCAGTCTGACGGCTTCCGATTGGGGAACGTGGGTAGGTGCTGTAGGAACCGTCGGTACGCTCATCGGAACAATTATTCTTGCCACTCAAGACCGTCGTAAGCGGAATGTTGAAATGATGGATCTTGCTGTCGTGACAGCATCCAGCATGATTGAGCGACTGACTGTAGCTAACACGCTGCTTGATGACTTTGGCCGCGATCTCAACAGAGATGTAGTGAATGCTTTGAGCAGCACGCAAGATGAAATGCAGAAAGTCTTTGCGTCTCATACAAAGCGGTTGGAAGTGTTGCCATCGTTCGAGACTCAAGAGCTTGAGCGCATCGTCATCTTGCCAAATCACTGCGCTGCACATTTGGCGGCGGCTAATGGACGGCTGAAGTTGTGCACGATATCCATGCGTGCTGCCTCTAGAGGAATCTACGATGAAGGGGTAACGTACAAAACATATCCGCTCCGAATGATTCGGGACATTGAGGCTGCGCGAATTTCCATATCCTTGGGCCACCAAGAATGTATTTCTGTTCTTACAGAAGTGAATTCGCATATGCTCCAGCAACCACGGAAGCTGTCCTAGAACCGCATTCAGCATGTACTTGCTCGCCGCATGCAGACTTTCCTCTCCCTGTTGCGGGTCAATGGATTCATCGATGAATGTGTCGCGCTTCATGCTACGATTGCTCCAAAAAATGAGAGGAAGCCATGGAGAAAGATCTTTTGCGCGTGCTGCAGGCATGCGTGGGCGCAGTTGTTTTGCTTATAACGGCGATGTTGCTGTTTGGGCTTTTTCCCCGCATGAACTCTGATACTGGGGCAGCGTGGGCTGGAGCGCTCTTTGCCGGACTCGCCTTCGCCGGCACTATATGGATAGCCACTTCGCAGAAGAGGGCGGCTGACCATGCTGCTAAATTGTTGGGCACTGTCACACTGATGAGCATGCAGTTCAGGTTGAATAACCTTCGTCGTCAGCTTGAAAAAATTGCAATCGCGCTGGATAAGTGGCAGCCCGAATCCAATGAGTGCGTGAATTATGAAGACGCGGGTAAGACGATCAAAATCTATGCGATTCTTGAGGTTGATGAGGTTGAAAAAGTTTTGCCGCTCGATAAAGATGTCGCTATTGATTTGGCGGTAGCTATTGGTTACATTGCCTATTGCAGTGATCTTTTGGAAGGGGCTAGCTCTAATCCAAAAATTCGGACTCCAGTTATGCAGCAGCACTTTTGTAGCGAGATGAGTGAATTGTTGGCGAGAGCTGCAATGAATATTCGCGGTGCCATGATTCTTGCCTCGCGCATTGCAGGTCGACAGGGTGCCGAATTCGAAAGCAATGACATTCCTGAGATTGCTCGAAAGAATTTTTTTTCCGGTGCTGCTAGAGTTTAATGGAGCCATTAAGCAACCTCTTGCTCTACTAGATGACCGCCCAGTGCTTCGACCAAGTCAGTAAAAAGCTTGTTCATCTCGCCGGTGAACAGCATGAAGTCACCGTCAAAACGCTCGTCGTCGTTCTTGTTGGTGACATCGTTGTTTTCTTTCAGCACGTCCAGCGGGGTGACTTTCTTGACGCTCAGGTTTTCTGTCAGGACGAAGGAAATACGATCGTTCCATGTCAGCGCCAGGCGCGTGCATTGCTTGCCGCCCTCGATGCGCTGGCGCATGTCTTCCGGCTCAAGGGTGTGACGGACGTATTTGACTGTGGCCTTTCCTTCGCCGCTGGCGCGCAGCTCGGCGTCCTGATCGACGGTGAAGCCGTGCGGCGCTTCGTCGGATGCCAGCCAGTCGGTCATCGCGGCCAGCGGTGAGCGGACAGTGCGCAGGGTCTCCAGCGGGAATTTCGGAATCGCCTTGAGCAGAAGTTTCAGCACTTCTTCTGCCTTGGCCGAGCTGGCGGCGTCCACCACCAGCCAGCCATTGACCGGATCAATCCATGCGTAGGTGCTGCGCACTGTGCTGAGCGCGCGCGGTAGCAGCTCGTCAGTTACCTGATCCTTCAGTTCCTTGGTCTGCTTGCGCCCGGGAACGAAACCTTGCTGCTCTTCCAACTCAGCGGCGCGGGCCTTGGTGACTTGGTTGATCACAGACTTTGGCAGCAGTTTCTTTTCAGTGTCCAGCTTCAGCAGGAACTGACGGTTGACCACATGCGCCAGTTGATCATTGCCGCGTGGCGATACCCAGCCCTGCGATTGCATTTCAAGGCTGGAGCAGGGCGCAAAGGCTTGCGGTATCAAATGCGCCTCAAGGTCATGATGGGTAATTTCCCACGGTGCCGGCAGGCGGTAAATTTGAAGGTTTTTGAACCACATGGCTTATCCTCGGTAAGTGGTGCCGGTCAGTGCAAGAGCGGCTTGGTAAGATTGAATTGCTTCTGAGCGGTCTTTAATTCCTGATTGGTGCTCGCGAAGACGGTGGTGGTAGCGTCGCCGGAGATACGCGCCGGCGGAGATGTGTCCGGGCCATGCGACATAACCGAGGAAAGGCACGCCAGCGGCCGTAGGAGCGATCCGGAGCTTGTGCGGGTGCACAGTCAGCCCGTCAGTTGCCAGTTTTTCAGATATGCTGTTACTGAGATTGAGCATCTGTTCGCGCGACTCGCCCAGAATCACAATGTCGTCTACGTAGCGGATGTAGAATCTGACGCCCAAAAATTCCTTGATCCAGTGGTCGAACTCATTCAAGTAGATGTTGGCGAACAGTTGCGATGAAAGATTGCCAATTGGCATTCCCTTGTCGTGGGTGCGTCTGTACGCGCTGTCCGGCGCGAACAGGTCATCGAATTGGCTGTCGGTGCGAAACGAGTCAATCAGAGACACGATCAGGCTGCGCAGATCAGTGTCGCCCAGGTAGCGCAATACACGGGCTTTGAGCTGCGAGTGCGGTACCGAGTAAAAGTATTTCGAAATGTCCATCTGAAGCACCCAAACAGCAGAATCCTTGCTGCACAGTTGCGCCAGCCGATTCACTGCTGCGTGCGAGCCACGGCCAGGCAGATTGCCGAATGTGTCGTTGATAAACCGTGGTTGCCAGATCGGCAGTAAATAGCGATAAAGCATCCAATGGACGATCCGGTCTTTCATTGGAGCATCTACCACGCAACGGAATTTCTTCTCGCGCACGGTGAATGTTTTGTATGGGCCGAACGTATAGGCACGGCTGCGCAGGCGTTCCTGTATGGTTGTCAGGTGGCGCAGCGGATCGGCACCGAAACGCTGGATGCGTAGATTCTGCGATTTGTTCTGCTTGGCCTTCCACCAGCACTGGAACAGATTGCCGAGGCTGGTCAATTTCTCAAAAGTGGAGCCGGCACCGAATCCCGCTGCAGCGCTCGGAAGCCCCGCAGCGGTTTCCAGATCGGACATCAGCCATGCTTTCGGGGAATCCCCTGGAGACTTTCGACCAAAAATAGATGGCTTTTCGTGAGCATGCTCACGATCTAAGCGTGATTCTTTTGGGTCAGCGGAACCCGACGTTGTCGTTCTCGTTGTCGGGCCAATCGTTGTTGAGATTGAACACGCCGGCGTTGTCCCCCGAGTTCCAGTAGCCGCCCCGGATGAGCGCATTGCCGGACTTCCCAGAAAGCCCCCTTCGTTGATCATGCTGCCTCCTGCGTAGAGCGGAGAACACCACCCAAGAGGCGGCCAAGCTCAACGGCGAGGGAAACTCTGTGCTCGAAAGCGAACTTGAGTTTGCCTAAACGCGGAGCCTGCGATAGGTAGTGCTTGAGCAGATCAACCTCTGCGGAGAGGCGTTTCAAGAGATTGACTTTGTTCGATTCAAGGCCATAGGCAAAGATGCCGTACATGATGCGCGCCATGCAGGTACGAACGTTCTCACCCCAAGTTACGCGGATGTCGCGGGGCATCTTGATCAAATCCATGACGATGAACATGTCCAAATCTTGAGCGTGCGTCTTCAATTTGAAGCCATTGGCATCGGGGTTGGTCAGCATCTTCTTTGCGCTGGCCAGATTGAGTTCACCATGCTGGCGTAAGTCGTTGATGACTTGCATGACCACGCCGCGCGAGACAGCGGACATAATCGACTGATCGGCATTGCCGAATTCGGAGACATATACGTCGCGTCCTTCTTCATGCGTTCCGAGCGAAACCACATAGGGGGTATTGAATTCCTTCACCATTGACCAGAGCCGGCTTTTGAATTTGTTGACAGGGAAGCCAACACGAATATGGGGATCATTGCTGCTGCCGACCACTTGCAGCTTGTATTGCTTGAGGGTGTTCAGGGCATGCGCAGTGCGGTCATAGCCATGCAAGAACTTGCCAGCCTGAACCAGCACGAGGTGCATCGGGTATTGCTCTTCCAGTTTCAATGCAATGTCGGCTACTTTATCGGCTGCGCCTATGCCAACCTCGACGCCACGGAAAGCCTTGATTGAGAACATATTCATTTCTTCAGTTGTTGGGATTTGCGCTGTTTTCACTTTTTGTCTCTGATTTTGTTTTATCTGGTCACCGCTTCGCAGTGACCAGAGACCAGTGGCCAGAGGCCCGGGCTATTGTTTGGTGCAGCGGAACCCGACGTCGTCGCTCTCGCTGTCGGGCCAATCGCTGAGGAGCGCGAACACGCCGGCGTTGTCCCCCGAGTTCCAGCAGCCGCCCCGGATGAGCGCATCGCCGGACCAATCACGGCCAGCGGATGGATACCAGCCGACACCCTTTTCCATGCTTGGGGCTACGGATGCGGCAATGGTGATGGACGGCGAGACTTCGGAGAAAGGTTTTGCTACCAGGCCTGTTTCATCGCCCTGGATATCATCAAAGACCCACGAATAAGCATTGCCGGCTACATCCCAGATGCGATCGCCGTTCGACAGCTCCATCCAGCGGCGCTCGTTACCATCGTCAGGGCCTGCTGATGCGGGTTGCGCTTCATCGACGGAATAGTCGCGCAGGCCTTGGAACATCCTTCCTTCGCCAACGATGCCCGATACCCAGTTCGCAGCTACGCCGGCAATGTTGAGGGCCAGCGCCAGATACTGAGTTTCTGTAATCAGGCTGTAGCCCGCATCCTTTGCTGCCGCCTTGGAATCGCTGAAGTTGATATCGACCCACGGCGCGGCATCAGCGGTGATGATCACCTTGCCGTCAGCTGATTGGCCGGAGAGGTATTTGCCTACCTTGAATTCCGGAACAACCAGGCCATTTGGTAGGGCGGTTGCTGGGACCGTCACGAATTCGGCTTGCGATACGGTGCTGACTGGAAAATCTGCCACTGTATTCATCGACTTCTCCTTGATTGTATTGCGGTTGGATTGAGGCTGAGCCTGAATTGCCAGCCACTTGTCCTGCAGTCGCGGGTTTGAAAATTGGTTATTTGATCTTTGCGATGCGTTCACGCATCAACTTGTTGCCTGCTTCAGTTGCTCGGTCGTCCATGCCTTGCACCGCGCCATATAAAAAGAACACTGCACAAGTCACTGCATACATAGACGCAATTCGAACGACGCGGCGGAGCAGACGGCGTTTTGTCGGGCTCATGTCATCACCCGATGGCAAGCTGCTGGCCTTGCCGACTTCGTGTTGATCTTGGTGATCGGATCGGTCCATGCACCTGCGAGCAACAACAAAGTGGCAATGATCAGAATTGCGGCGACGATTGCTGACAGAAAAATGTCGATTACGCGTTTCATGCCGGCACCTGCATAGTTGTTATGCCGTATGGCTCGTCTTCAAATTCCAAGCCAATATCACGTTCAATCGTTGCTGGATCGCCCTCTACATTGCGCAAATAAATTTCTGCTGCCGTCTTGATCGTGATGCGCCATTTCATGATTTTGCTCCTGCGGCGGCGAGGGCGGCGAGGGCGGCGCGAATCCGCTGCATGTGCGGCGCATCGGTCTCTTCGCTGAAGTTCAGGAAGTGGAGCGCTTCTTTCAGCGCCTCCACCAGCACATCGTGTGCAGCAAAACGCTCCGCATCAGCTTCGGCATAGAAATAACCAACATTGCTTTGCGTCTCTTCGCTGTACACGCGATAGGGCAGCTCTGATGTGTTGATGCCGACCACCAGTGGGCCTGGCGTAGGTGTATGCTTACTCATGCTGCTCTCCAAAATTTGGGCAAAGCTCCGCCCATGCGCCAGTTGGCGCGTTATTAAATTGTCTTTTGTGACCGGATCACTGCTACGCAGCGACCCGTGACCAGGGACTAGAGACCCGGGCTAGATTTGGTGCAGCGGAACCCGACGCCGTCGAGCTCGAAGTCGGGCCACGCGATGTTGAGATAGAACACGCCGGCGCCGTCCCCCGAGCCCCAGCAGCCGCCCCGGACGAGCGCATGGCCGGACCAATCAACTACAGCGCTAGGCCGCCATCCCATGCCCTTGGTGTGAGATGGATGGGGTGCGGTTGCCATCGATGGCGATTCCAATGTGATCTTTTTTTCGATCAGTCCGTCAGCACTACCCTGCACATCATCAAAGATCCACTGGAATACGTTTCCGTTGAAGTCGTAGACGCGTGAGCCATTCGACAGCTCAAGCCAGCGCCGAGTATCTGTGTTGCCAATTGTTGTATCGCCTGCCAGCGGGCCGCTGCCATTCCGATATCCTTGAAACAGGTCGCCATCGCCAACAGCGCCGCCGGTCCAATTGATGGCCTGCTGCGATGCGTTATAGGCAATTGCCAGCCATTGAGTCTCGGTGATCATCGAGTAACCGGAAGCAGCGCAAGCCGCTTTTGATGCGCTGAAATTGATATTTGTCCATGGTTTGCGACTCGCATCGATGATCGCTTTGCCGTCATCACTCTTGCTGGCCGCGTATTGGGCAACATAGAAAGAGGGGACAACCAGCCCGCCTGGAAGAGTTACTTCGGGAACCAGCACAAAGCCAGTTTCGATAGAGCCGAAGCCAAGCACTCCGGCCAGATCGGCAGATGCATGAATCAGTTGCCCGTCACGGGTGAAGACAGCGCCTCCCTTGGCGTCCTCATACTTAGTGAAGCCTTCCCAATCGCTGACGTGGAGGAGGCCATGAATAGCCTTGCTGCCAGCGCGAACGGTGAAGCTGCGTTCTTGTGTAATCTCGACTTTCATGTCTCTCCTCGTTTATAAAATTTGGGTTTGTTTTCGGTGATCAGGTTGAAACTCGCACGCCATTACGGGCAAGGTAATCATCTGCCAAGGCGAGGAGCTTCGATTGCGATGGCGGATGACCAGCAGAGAGCATGTCTTCAAAAAGTTGCTGAGCGCCTTTGCCGGAAATTATTGCGAGGAGTGCGCCCAGGCGTGCGCCGGCGCTATCCGAGTCAGGAGATGAGTTCGTTTGCGGCATTTGTGCAGCATGTTGCTGTGGTTGCCGGCGCATTTCAGTCAATAGCGCCAAAACCCGATCGGTTGTATCTTTCATCGCGCGACTATCCTGCAAGAGTGCTGTCAGATCCTTTTGCGCTATCGATACTTTTGGCGCGGCATTTTTTTGATGGGGCCGAGCATTCTTTGTGGTGTTGGTGGTGGCAGTAAGTGCTTTCTTCATTCACAACTCCATCTATTCTGTTGTCGCGGTGTTTTGCGTTTGTCGATGGATTTAACTATACGCGAATGGATAGAT